ATGGCAGAGAGTCTTAGTGAGTATATGGACATTGTTAAAGAGCGTATACAAACAGTTAAGAAAACAGTTGAAAGTCTCCAAAAACCAAGTTTTTACAAGCAAACATTTGAAGCATTTGAAACCCCAGTACTAGAAGATGTTCCAAGTGATGTTGCAGAAAACTGGATTGATCAATTAACTATTAGACAGTTTAACGAAGAACTTAAAGACGTATTTCCTTATATCTATAATCTAGTTTCAGAGGCTACTAAAGCAAAAGAATTAGGACCAGATGATTTATTAGGAGAAGCAGAAAACGATTGTGATGAAACTTGTCCTAAAAGTTGTCCAGATTGCGGAGGCACTGGAGATCCAGAAGAATACAAAAAAACAAACGAAGGCGAAAGACACGGTAATAGTAAAATCTATGACAAGTGCTGGAAAGGCTATCGTAAAGTACCTGGCAAAAAAGCAGGCGAAAAAGGGTCGTGTGTAAAAGAAGAAGACGAACTAGAAGCAGCATTTGAAAAATCAATGGGGCAGTTTGCTGAAGGTGATACTAACGAAGCACAAGAAGGCCAAGTAGGAACTATGGCATTATTTGTTACTGATCAAGACGGCGGTGAACACGAAGTAGAAGTTGAAGTTGAAATTAAAAACGGCAAGCCTGAGATAGATGCTAGTACATTACCTGGTCCAGAAGACATGCTTTATTGGGATGACGCCGACATTCAACAACAGGCTGATGAAGCATTCCGAGACGGTGATATCGAGTTTGACGAAGGCAATGCATATGCACACGCTGTAAAGAAAGCTAAAATGAACGGCAAGAAAAAAGGCGATAAAGTTCAAGGCCCGGATGGCGACGAAATAACACTTGAAAAGGACGAAAAGACACCACTAGGCGAATTTATTTTATCTTACTACGATAGAGAAACAGGCGAGTTCCCAAAAGGCGAAACCGCTGTACTTACCATGGTAGAAAAAGATTACGGCGAGCAGTTCATAGAACCTGCTAAGGCGTTTATCGAACAAGTTAATATTCTATTCGACGATTTCCAAATGAAGACACAACCACAACAAATGGAAGTTGATGCAGAGTATGAAAGAATGCGTGAATTAGCTGGTTTAAGATAATCAGCTAATTCATTCATATTTCTGTCAAAAAATACTTGACAGGATAAATAATAGAGTGTAGTATATACAATGTGCTACACTTAATTTAGGCACAAAGCTATAAGGCAAAAAATAGGAGGCATAATTATGGCATCATTAGCAGAAATCCGAGCAAAGCTCAAAGAACAAGAGAACCGCAGTTCAGGTGGTTCAAACGGCCCAAGCGGTCCAAACCCAATTTACCCATTTTGGAATATGAAAGAAGGCGAGAGTTCAACTCTACGTTTCCTTCCTGACGGTAACACAGATAATACTTTTTTCTGGGCAGAACGTTTGATGATCAAACTTCCGTTTTCGGGTATTAAAGGACAAACTGATTCACGTCCAGTACAAGTACAAGTTCCATGTATGGAAATGTATGGTGAATCATGTCCTATTTTAGGCGAAGTCCGCGGCTGGTTCAAAGATCCAAGTCTAGAAGATATGGGTCGTAAGTATTGGAAAAAACGTTCATACTTGTTCCAAGGTTTTGTAACCGATAACCCATTAGCCGATGACGAAGCACCTGAGAATCCAATCAGACGCTTTATTATTGGTCCACAAATCTTCCAGATCATTAAACAAGCATTAATGGATCCAGACATGGAAGAGTTGCCAACAGATTATACTGCTGGTGTAGACTTCCGTTTGAACAAGAGTTCAAAAGGTGGCTATGCAGACTACTCAACATCAAATTGGGCTCGTAGAGAGCGTCCACTAAGTGATGCAGAGATGAATGCAATTAATACACACGGTTTGTTTAATCTAAGTGACTTCCTACCTAAGAAGCCAGACGAAACAGCAGTTAAAGTATTGACTGAAATGTTTGAAGCATCAGTAGACGGAGAAGCATACGATCCAGATCGTTGGAGTAATTATTTCCGTCCAGCAGGCATGTCAGCAGCAACAGGTGATCCTGTTGCACCAGCAGCAAGTACGCCTGCTCCTACACCTACTCCAGCACCGGTTACTCCGGTAGCAGAAGCAACACCAGAGTCAACTCCGGCTCCAACAGCCGAAGCGGCTCCAGCAGAAGGTGGCAATGCTCAAGACATTCTAGCAATGATTAGAGCACGTCAAGGACAGTAATAACATTATGGGGGAGCAATCCCCCATTGCTTTTTAGATAGGAGATATATATATGGCGAATAAAGCATTCGATCCAACGAAGTTTCGAAACTCGTTGACAAAATCCATTCAAGGTATGAGTGCAGGATTTAACGATCCTACAGATTGGGTTAGTACAGGCAACTTTGCACTTAACTATCTTATCAGCGGCGACTTTAACCGAGGCGTTCCAATGGGTAAGGTAACTGTATTTGCAGGTGAATCTGGCGCAGGTAAATCATATATCTGTGCAGGTAACATTGTAAAATACGCTCAAGAACAAGGAATCTTTGTAGTTCTTATTGACTCAGAGAATGCACTTGACGAATCGTGGCTACATGCATTAGACGTAGACACATCAGAAGAAAAACTACTTAAACTTAATATGTCAATGATTGACGATGTTGCTAAAACTATTAGTACATTTATGACAGATTATAAAGCAATGCCAGAGGAAGATCGTCCTAAAGTAATGTTTGTAATTGATAGTTTAGGTATGTTGTTAACACCTACAGATGTAGATCAGTTTAACAAAGGTGATATGAAAGGTGATATGGGTCGTAAGCCTAAGGCACTAACTTCACTTGTTCGTAACACTGTAAACATGATTGGTTCACATAATGTAGGTCTTGTATGTACTAATCACACTTACGCATCACAAGATATGTTTGATCCAGATGATAAAATCTCAGGCGGTCAAGGATTTATCTATGCATCGTCTATTGTAGTTGCAATGAAGAAGTTGAAACTAAAAGAAGATGAAGACGGTAATAAGATTAGTGAAGTGCGTGGCATTCGTGCAGGTTGTAAAGTGATGAAAACACGTTACGCAAAACCTTTCGAAGGCGTACAAGTTAAAATTCCTTATGAAACAGGAATGAATCCATATAGCGGATTACTAGAACTTTTTGAAGCAAAAGGTGTTATTGAAAAAAGTGGTAACAGACTCAAGTACGTAACTAATACAGGTGAAGAGATTTTAGAATATCGTAAAAAATGGACGGGTGAATTACTCGATATGGTTATGTCAGATTATCTTGAAAAAGAGGCAAATATGGTAAATACCGCTGACGACGATGTCAACGAAGATGTTGATAACGTACAACCAATCGAGGAACTTACCACAAATGAATGAAGAACAAATTGCTGATATTTGGATTTTATTTAAAGAATATTTAGATAAAAAACAAATTGAAATAGTTGCTGAAAAGTTTGTTGATCACTTAGCCGATTACGGCGTCGAAGATCATCAACTTAAAGATTTATTTGGAATTGACAGCGCACTTGATGAAGCGATAGGTTATTATTTAGATATTGATTCAGAAGATTATGTTGATGAAGAAGATGAGTGGGATTAATGGGTTGGTATAGCGAAATATCTCGTGATGTAGGTAGAATACCAGATGCAGTAGCACATTTTGAACGTGAACTGAATGATGCAAAAATTGAATGTAAACTTTCAGGTAATGTTGAAAAGGCAGCGGCTGCTATGCCTGGTATAGTGGAACACCGTTTTAATCAGTTACAAGAAATCGAAGCTATACTTAACTACCTTAATATTGAATTACGTAGATTGCGTAGCTCATACTTTAAAAAATATCTTGAAAACTATCAAAGAGCTTTATCAAGTCGTGATGTTGAAAAATATGTTGACGGTGAGAGTGATGTAGTTGATTATGAAAAAATTATTAATGAATTTGCTCTCATGCGTAACAAATGGTTGGGTGTTTTAAAAGCACTTGATCAAAAACAGTGGCAAATTACAAACGTAGTCAAATTACGTGTAGCAGGTATGGAAGACGCAACGTTGTAATGTCTCATTCAAATGATTATCTAGAAGAATTAAAACTTTTACACAACAAAAAAACATTTGGAACTGCATCAAATATTCCAAACGAAGTAAAAGAGCTTATAGAAAATCAATCAGTTAATAGTATATTAGACTTTGGTGCAGGAAAAGGACTAACTTCTTCTGCATTAAAGTCTAATTACAATATTAATGTATACACATACGATCCAGTAACATTCCCAATAAAACTTCCAGATCAAGTTGACTTAGTATACAGCAGTGATGTACTAGAACATGTTGAACCTAATCTTATTGATAACACATTAAAAGACCTTTCACATAGAGCGCAACTATATCAGTATCATTTAATAGCGTGTCATCCTGCAAAAAAATCACTAAGTGACGGACGTAATGCTCATTTAATTATTAAGCCGCCTAAGTGGTGGAAAGAAAAAATATCTAAATTATCAAATTGGGAAATAGTACACGAAGAAGTTAGAGAATGGACAGCAAAAGTAAAAAAAGGTCCGCCTCGAGATATTGTGAAGTATGTTGTATTGCTTAAAAAATGTACTTAAAGGTATCTAAATCTTTTTCAAAATATTTTTGTACAACTAATTTCATTTCAAAATCGTATTGTTCTCTGTAGTCACCGTGATTGCTTTTATTTAGATGACCTAAAGGTACATGACAATCAAGCCAGTCTTGAACCTGTGTAAAATCTTTGTCTAATGTTTCTGTCTTTAAAACAAAATCTACTGTTTCTGTATTGTACCAGTCAACTTGATTTTGTAAGATATTAAAAGACCATATTCTATCTGCTGGCTCATGTATTGCTTCTCTAACCCAAGTTTTAAATCCTCTTTTGTAAGCTCTATATGCATACTTGTCCCAAGGCTGAGGTTTGTCAAGTGTTCCTTGTTGGACAGCATATAGTCTAGCATTTGCTTGTTCGCCCATATAGTGAAACCAACTTAATAATCTTGCATACGGATTTCTAACACATGCAAAGTGGTGTGTTGGATCTCCAAATTTCTTTTTATACATTTTATAGTCAAAATGTTTTTCACCTCTTTTTTCGTGTTTAAAGTTTTCTTGCATCCAGTGTAGTATACTTGTTCCACCTGTTTTAGGTATATGTATAAAAACTGTGTCATTGTGCGGTAGATATATGCTCATGATAGTATTTATATAGTTAACTGCGCACATAAATATCTATATGGAAATAGTAATAGTTACTGGAGGGTTTGATCCTCTTCATTCTGGTCATATTGAATATTTTAAAGCAGCAAAGGCATTGGGACAATACTTAATAGTAGGTGTTAATTCTGACGAATGGTTAATGCGTAAAAAAGGCAAACCGTTTATGAATTTGCAAGAGCGTGTAAAAATAATCGAAATGTTAGAAGTAGTCAACGAAGTTATTACTTTTAATGATAATGATAACACAGCAATAGATGCTATTAATAAAGTAAAAAGTTATTGGGGCAATGATCATAAAATTATATTTGCCAACGGTGGCGATCGGACAAAACATAACATACCAGAAATGCTATCACACAGCGATGTAAATTATGTATTTGGTGTTGGCGGAGAAGACAAAAAGAATAGTTCTAGTTGGATACTACAAGAGTGGAAAGCACCAAAAACAAATCGCACGTGGGGATACTACCGTGTATTGCACGAATCAGGAAAGGAAGTTAAAGTGAAAGAATTAACCGTTGAGCCTGGGCAGAAATTATCTATGCAACGGCACAAAGATAGATCAGAACACTGGTTTGTTGATCAAGGAACTGCTACTGTTTATACTTTAAACGTATCTACAGACTTTGAATTATATGGAAAATTTACCAAACATCAATCATTACATATTCCAGTAGGTATGTGGCATCAACTAGCAAACGAAACAACAGAGTCACTAAAACTTATTGAAATTCAATATGGTGAAAATTGTATAGAAGAAGATATCGAACGACTATGATAATACTTGACGAAGATGATGCTATATTAACACTGTGGAGATACGGAACTGAAGCAGGTATTTCAGACCCTGATTCTTTTAAAGACTTGCCACTTGATAACCCTGTAGCATTTAGAGGAATGACCAAATTTAGAGTAGTAAACGAGTGTAGAATATCAGGACGTGATTTTTATTATATTGATACTGGTTATTTAGGTAATTGCGGTAAGAGAAAAAATTATCATAGAGTTGTTAAAAACGATGTACAACACACATCACCTATATTAGTCCCTTCAGATAGATTTGAAAAAATATTAAAAGTATCAACAAAATCTTTTTATAAACGACAGTGGAATAAACAAGGTTCAAATATTTTATTAGTTACTCCATCAGAAAAACCGTGTAAATTTTATGGAATAACAAGAGACAACTGGGTCAAAAATACATTAGAAAAATTAAAAAATCATACTGATAGAAAAATTATTGTGAGAGATAAACCAATAAGAAGAGAACGTATCGGTAATAAAAGTATATTCAATCAGTTAGATGAAGATGATATATATGCAGTTGTAACATACAATAGTATTGCTGCAACTGAAGCAGTGTCTTACGGAATACCTGCTTTTGCAGATGCTCCTATAAATGCAGCAAAGAGTGTATGCTCAAATGATTTTACAAAAATAGAAGATCCATATTATCCTGATAGAACACAAGTAGACAACTGGCTACATTGGTTAGCATATTGTCAATACACTACGTCAGAATTGAAGGACGGCACAGCATATAAGATACAAGAAGAATTTAATTTATGTTAGTAGTAAGTTATTTAAACGGCATCCCTCCGGGTAATAAAAATCCAGAAAAACCTGCAATACTAAAAAAGTTTATAGCAGGAGTAAATCGTGTTGGATTAGATACAGGACAGGTTTCTCGTCAATGGCAACCTATGGCTTGTGACGTTGCTATACTGCAAGGCTTTGTTCATAAAAATAGTAAAAATACAAAACATCTAAGATTAAGAAAAGATGTTTTAAATTTACAAAAATTTAACAATAAAAGAACTATAATAATTGATAGCAATTTATTTTTATATAGAGATCCAGGAAATACTCAAAAATATTTACGTTATAGTTATGATGGTGTTTTTCCAACTACTGGAGAATATTGTAATAAGACTGTTGATCCTTCAAGGTGGGAAAAAATTAAAAGTGATTTAAATTTTGATCTACAACCATGGAAACTGAATAAAGGTAGTTATATATTAATATGTGCTCAAAGAGATGGCGGCTGGAGCATGAATGGCAAAAGTGTTGTAGACTGGGTAACACAAACAGTACAAAAAATAAGAGGCGTTACACCGATGCCTATTAGAGTAAGATTACATCCAGGCGACGGACAGTCTTATAGATATGAAAGTAAAATACGAAGATTAAATGTTGATGTAGCTGACTCTAAAAAGATATCTTTATTAGAAGACTTACAAGACGCACATAGTTTAGTTGTATATAATTCAAGCCCAGCAGTTGCAGGAGTAATAGAAGGAGTACCAACTTTTATAACAGATCCTGAACCACAAAACTGTCAAGCATACGGAGTTGCACATACTGATTTAAGAAGAATCACAATGCCGGCTGACTACGATAGATCACAGTGGATATTAAAGATGTCCCAAATGCATTGGAATCAAGATGATTTGTTTAACGGTAATTGCTGGCGTTGGATGAGAAAGTGGGCATCTAACTAGACCAATAACTTTCTGTTCTTGAATGAATTAAATCTTTTTGTAAACTTTTGCCGTAATTTTTTCGATCACCTTTTAAATGATCTATCCATTTACCTAACTCGGTATTAATAAGCGGATGTCCTCCGCCACCTGTTTTAGCAGTGCGTAATGTTACAGCAGCAGTATAGTCTAATACTTTAGGAAAATCTTTTCTATATTTGTTTAGAATATGACCAAACACATAACTGTCGTGCCATTCCTCTAATTTAAATATTCCGTTTTCTGCATCTTCGTACATGCGTTCAAATTCTTTTAAAAATTCATGACACACTGGATGATTTAAGTTCATACCATAAAATCCGCACTCGGGCCAAGTTTGTGATCCTTTACCTCTACCTACATATGTTATCCAAACATTCTTTGGTAATAACTTAATAAAATCTTCGTAACTCCAGTGACTGTGAAATATTGTATCCGCATCTATCCATACTAACCACCCCTTAGAGCGCATATAAGCGTCATACACAGCATATGTTTTATTAGCAAAGCGTATAGCGTCCCATTTAAAAGATTTGTGCCAATCGCGCGGTCTACGTGCTTTTATTTCAGGAGGAGGTGTACCATTTGCTTTAGGAACATTTTTCCAACGTTGTTTGAATTTTTGTAATTTAGGTAGCTCTTGATCTGCATCTAAAATTTCAATTCTAGATGGATCAGGGTTTGTTGGCTTGCATTTTTCTGCATATACTAATAACTTAATTCTTTGGTCTACATTCCTTGAAAACGTGTCTAAAAAGTTTTGCCCATATTTGGTTAGTCCAGGTGCATGAAATGTAGTTACCACAGTTATTGCTGACATTTTAAATCCTTTGTAAATACAGATAGTGTATGGTAGTATTTAACGTATGAAATTTAGTTTATGGACAAATAATGGCGCACTCAATAGCCAACCTGTTTTTGATGCCTTTGCTAACAGTTGCATGGCTGCTGGCCATGACGTTGTTTATAATGACCTTAATTCTGATATCGATGTTATATGGAGCGTACTGTGGTATGGCAGAATGGCTAAAAACAAAAGTATATGGGACAACAACAAAAAATCAAAACCAACTATAGTTTTAGAAGTCGGCGGCATCAAAAGAAATAATACATGGAAAGTAGGACTCAATGGCATTAATAGAGATGCATATTTTGGAGATCTTGGCAATGATGATAGGCGTGCTAATTTTCTTAGACTTAAATTAAAAGATTGGCGCGAAGACGGTGAATATATTTTAATCTGCGGACAACATGAAAGAAGTTGGCAATGGCATGATATGCCTCGTATGAGTAA